AAAATATTAAAAAAGGAAATAAAATATGAAATCATTAAAACTATTATACACCGAACTTAAAGGCCGGTTTGGCCCAAAAAACTGGTGTAAAACTGTCCGATTTTGATCCAAAAGAAGTTGAAATGGGTCTAAAAGTTGAACGTGAACATACACAAGACATCGAAATTATTAAACAAATTCTGTCCGATCATTTAGCGGAAGATCCGCATTATTACTCAAAATTAAAAAAAGCAGGGTTATAAAAGAAAATAAAATAAATTATTTAACAAAAGGGACAAAAACATGACACTACCAGATCTAAACTTAATTTATCGTGTGATGAATTGGCATGAATCACAAAAGGACAAAAACAAGATGGTTAATTTGTCCATACCAATTTCCACAGAATTGTCCAAAAAATTCCCCGAAGACGTTGACAAAACACCTAAACACATAGTTCTGCTATTCGTAGGCAATTTTAATCCATTGTTTGAAAATAAGTTAAAAGAAATTGTCCAAAATGTTTGTTCAAACTATAGGCCGTTTAATATAAAAATAGGCAAAAGACAAAGAAAATTTTATGACAATGATGGAAATAAAATTTCTTATTTTCCAATTTTTTCGCGTAAATTAAAAGAAATAAATAATGTTCTAAGACAAGAACTTTTGAGAAATAAAATCTCAGTTGACAGCAAACAGCTCGAATATATACCACACGTAAAAATTGAAACAATTAAAGAAGGAGAAAGACCAAAATTTAAGAAACTAAGGTTTGACGAAAATCAAGTTTTGAGAGTTGAGAACTTATGGGTGTGGGGCACGGGCAATCCAATTATGATCCCGTTTGGAAAAAAGTAAATAAAAAAAATTAAAAATTAAAATTGAGTATACAGTAAACTAATTATTAATATAGGACAAAAAATTGGCTAAATTATTCATAACAGATCAAGAAGAAAATTTTTTTCATTCAATTAATAAAGAACTGATTCAAACAATAATACGGACAAGAGATTACATATTATCATGTAAGTGTTGAAAAAAGTGTGGTCAATGACCTGTATAACGAAGCAATTGAAAAAGTAATTTATAATCCTGTTGTTGTTAATGCACTCGTTTTGTACAATCCACCAGAACAAACTTCTACTGGTATGGGTTTGGATACAATTTATTCAATTGAAGTTTATATGCATGTACATGAACTTGATGAAAGAAGTATTATACCGAGAGAAGGTGATTTTGTTAAATTTGGTGAAGTTATGTACGAAACAATAAAAGTTACAAAACCACAAATTACATTTGGTCAAATAAATAGACAAGTTATGTATAAATTAGTGTGCAACATTGCAAGAGAAAGCAATTTTAAAATAGAAGGCGAACAATAAAAAGAAAAAATAAAATTTATTTATAAAGAGGTTTTTATGAAAAAGTTATTGGTTATTTTTGGTTTATTAACAGTTTTTTGTTTTGGATTTTGTTGCAGTTTTAATTTTAATACGTTTAAACAAACTGTACAAAAACAAGACACTCAGCAAGATTATGAATTATACAAAACAGTTGGTCAATTATATGTAAATATGTCATTAATTCCTGTGCCAGCCGTTAGTGCAACTGGTTTTGCTATTGATGAAGATTATATTGTAACTGCTACACATTTTTGTTTATTTGTTTTGAAAAATCAAATGTCAGGATATTTAGATAAAAATATTTTTATGAATTATTTGGATGGTCAAGAAATTAAGACAAAAACAGGTTTTAGAATTGTCAAGATGGATGTGGACTATGATTTATGTTTAATTAAAGGAAAAGGTCATGGTTTAAAACCTGTTGAATTTTATAGTGAGTTTGATAGATTAAGAATTGGAGATGTTGTGCAAGTTGTTGGTGCTCCGCTGGGAGTATTTCCGGTTCTTACAGAGGGTAGAGTTGTATCATTAAACATGTCAAGTTCTTTATCCAAGTATGCTACGTTTTTCTTTAGCGCAGATGTTACAGGTGGAAATAGTGGAGGTCCAATTTTTTATAAAGGCAAGTTGGTTGGAGTGGTTTTGGGTGGTGCGCAAAAATATACGAAAATAAGTGTTGGAGTTAGTGTGGACAATTTGGTTGATTTTTTGGAAAAATAGAAAAATAAAAAATAATTTAAGGATTCGTTAAAAATAAATGAACAATCGCTATGATGACAAACATGGAGAAATCGAGATAAAGCCCGTAACGATAGAGACCGTTGACCAAGCTTTGACAGACTATTTTGACAAACGTTTAAAATTATACATTCAAACAAATTCTCGGACAAACTGAAAAAATTAGAGTTATATTTGCATCAGGCGAAAGAGCTTTTATTGGTAGAAAATCTGGTTTTAGAGACAACAATGGAACATTAATATTGCCTTTATTGTCAATAGAAAGAACAGAAATTGATCGTACAGTTGGATATGGAGGATTGCCAAAAGAAGTTGCCTATATAACTGTCAACGCAAAAACACATGATAAAACGGCAAATTATCAAAATTTGGTTGAATCGAGAAGGTTAAATGGATTTCCCGAATTAAATAGAGATAAACAAGTAATAGAAGAATATTTAACTTTACCATTCCCAGATTTTGGAATTGCAAAATATACAATTACAATTTGGACACAATTTCAAACACAAATGAACGAAGTATTGGAAAAAATATTCTATAGTTATGACTACATGGATTCGTTTGTGTGTCCAACAGATTATACAAATTTTTCCGAAGAAAATCCAAAAGGAAAAAGTTATTATTTTGTAGCATTTAGAGAAGGATTAAGTTTAACAAATCAATCAAACATAATCGAATTTTCGGACACAGAGAGAATAATAAAACATTCATATGAAGTAAAAATACCATATTATTTAATTTTGGATCCAAAAAATTCATTTTTAAAATATGGAAAAGAAAATGGAAAACCTGTGATTTATAAATATCAAAATGCGCCTGTCATATCTTTGGAAGAGAAATGTTATTCACAAGAAGAGTTCGAAAAATTGATTAAAGATAAAAAATAAAATAATACTTTTCGCTTTTTAATCATATAATTATCTATTAGATTTTACTTATTTTTGTTTATAATTAAGGAGACATAATATTCATGGCAAAGAAATCTAACAGTTTTTTATCACCTGCCGTTTATACAAATGAAATAGATGCTTCGTTTTTGCCACCAGCCCCCGCTCAAACAGGGGCTTGTATTATTGGAAAAGCAACAAAAGGACCAGCATTTGTTCCGATTTCGGTAAGGGATTTTTCAGAATATACAGAATATTTTGGAGATTTAACAGAGAAATATTATATGGGTTATGGTGCAAGAGCCTATTTGAAAAATCAAGGTTTGTTAAATGTCGTTAGAGTGCTCGGACCTGCGGGGACAAGCGCAAATGGAACAACCGTATCACCGGGATATACAGCTGACAAAATATGTGCTATCGTTGGATTAACAGGTACGACTACGGCTGTTGTGTTAGGAGTATTAGAAGTAACAGGTACGACATCGGTTGCGGGTGATTTAGTGATTAAGGATTTGGGAAATGATTTGTTCATGGTACATATATCATCCTCTAACAGAGCAGATAATTGGTGCTATACGACTGCGTCATTTTTTACCTCGTCTGAATATTATGTTAGAAAAGTATTAAATACAGATCCTACAAAATTTCAAGAAAAAGGTTATTATTTAAGAGATACATACGATTTTAATTATTTTAAACTCCAAAGAGATGCAGCATCAACAGGTCACGCAATATACAGCTCAGAAAGTTATGGGCTAACGAATTTTGCCGAAGGTTATAATTCGGGCTCTACGCCATGGATTAATTCTCAAATATTTGGTAATTCATCAGATTATAATTTATTTAGAGTACACACATTAGGACATGGTGAAGTTGAAAATGGTAGATTTAAAATTGGAATAAGAAACATAAAAGTATCACCAGTTCCTGGTATTAATGAGTTTGGAACGTTTGATTTAGAAGTTCGTAGTTTTTACGATACTGACAAGAATCCAATAGTTTATGAAAAATTTGAAGGTTTGAGCATGAACCCCTCAGATTTAAACTATGTTGCAAAAAGAGTAGGAGATAGACATTGGGAATACAATCAAACAAAAGATAAGATGGTTTCTTATGGAAATTATAATAATAATTCAAAATTAGTGTTTGTTGAAATGACAACTGGATCATACCCAGATACGGCATTGCCTTGGGGTTTTAGGGGCTTGGCTAAACCAAATATGATGTATACAACAGGCTCAGAGGCTCCAAAAGTGACTTCACAATTAGCAACTGGCGCTATTGCAAATGCAATAGGTGATTTACCCTATGTTTCAGATTTGTATGACAAAGAAACCCAGGGGGATATAAAATCTTATATTTATTGGGGTGTTGAATTTGATTTGTCAGGCTCAGTTTTGGGTAGATTATCAAAATATCCAACCATGACAGCGTCGGATACTGATTTTAGTTTGAGATGGGTATCAGGTTCGTCTGAAACGGCAGCTCCCGGTGCAGGCGCAACAGGTTTAAGATATTTGACAACGTTGGGCGCTTCTTCTCAAAAACAACCAGGGGATACCACGGCTCATGCAGTATTGGGACCAGATGTTGCAAAATTTACGGTTCCTATCGCTTTTGGTTTTGATGGATGGGATCGTAGAATACAAGATCCATTAGACAACGTAACACAATTGGCATCAGTTACCCAAATAGGTGTTCAAGCATTGCGTTTAGCAGTTGATATTTTGGGTGATAAAGATTATATTAGTACAAATTTAATTACAATACCCGGTATCTATTCAAGCAAAGTAGTTGAATATTGTATTGACAAAGTAGAAGAAAGAGCGGATTGTTTTTATATTGCCGATTTAATGAATCATAGTTCATCTGCAACAAGCGTAACCACAACTTTAACGCAAGTTAAAGGAAGAGGATTTGATACGAATTATGCGGCAATTTATTATCCTGGTATAAAGGCAGTTGATAATGTAAATAATAAAATTGTTGAATTGCCTTCGTCTGTTGCGGCTTTTGGTGCAATGGCTTATAGTGACAGGGTGTCTTATCCATGGTATGCCCCTGCCGGCATGAATCGTGGTGGATTGAATTCTGATACAATAGGATTTACAGTTACCGAAGCTATTGATCGTTTAACATCGGATGAAAGAGATGATTTGTATGAAAATAGAATTAATCCCATTGCATCCTTCCCTGGCGAAGGAATTATGGTATGGGGACAAAAAACTTTACAAGCAAAAGCATCAGCATTAGATAGAATTAATGTTAGAAGATTGTTAATTGCTGCCAAAAAACTTGTATCAGTTGTTGCAAAACAATTAGTATTTGAACCAAATAATAGTTCAACTTGGACAAGATTTAAACAAATGGTTAATCCAATTTTAGCAGACATACAACAAAAAAACGGTTTAGAAAAGTTTTTAGTTGTCATGGATTCTAATTTAAACACACCTGACGTAATTGATAGAAATATTATGAAGGGACAAATTTGGTTAGTACCCACAAGAACAGCTGAATACATTAGTTTAGATTTTATTGTTTCAAGAAGTGGCGTAACTTTTGCGGAGTAAAAAATTAAAAAATAATAATTATTTAAAGAAAACAATTTAAAGGAGTTAACAAATAAATGGCAGAAATTTTAGAGAATCAACAAATGTTGAGTGATACATATGAACCAAAACGTAAGTATAGATGGATTTTGGCCATAGAGGGAATTGATGCTTTTACGGCAAAAACAGCCAGCAGACCACAATTTAATTTTGGTGAAACATGGATTGACTATATCAATACAAAAAGATGTATAGCAGGAAAAATGACTCCTAGTGCATTAAATATCACACTATATGATCCAATTGTACCTTCGGCTTCGCAGAAGGTTATGGATTGGGTAACATTATGTTATGAACAATTGACAGGTCGTGCAGGTTATGCACAAATGTACAAGAGAACTATAAACATCAAATTGTTGGATCCGGTTGGAGCAATTGTTGAAGATTGGTTGTTAGAAGGTTGTTTCATCCAAGACGCGAACTTCAATGAACTTGACTATAGTGTAGATGATCCTTGCGATATAGCAATTGTTCTCCGTTGGGATAGATGCACACTACAATTTTAATCATTTCTTAAAAAGATCATTTTTCCCATTTCGCTATCATAATTATATATATGAAACAAAAAGCATGCTGCAAATGCGGTTGTGGATTAATCTCTACGGGAAGAACCGGTTGGTATTTAGACCATTGGAAAAAGGGAAGAAAAGTTTGGAACAAAGGCTTAACCATGCAAACAGACGAAAGAGTGAGGATGAATGTAGAAAAATCAAAATTAACAAAAAGGGAAAGATCAAAACTTGGAATTTATAAAAAACCACCAAAAGAAATAAAATTAAATGACTGTTTATGTGGGTGCGGACAAAAAGTAAAGAATAAATATGTTCACAATCATCATTGTAAAGGGGACAATAACGTTTCAAGAAGACCCGATATAAGAGAAAAAAGAAGACAACAAATGATACGTTTGCATCAAGAGGGCAAGATCCCCCCTATTTGGTGTACCGGGTTGACCAAAGAAACTGATGAAAGAATTGCTAAATATTCAAAAGAAAGGAGTGAAAATTTTATACAAGAAGAAAGAGATAAATTATCGATTAAAATGAAACAGCAGTGGGAAGACGGGAGAATAGTTCCTTTAACAAAAAGCAATCACCCACAATGGAAAGGTGGCACAAGTGAACTTATTGCTATGATAAGGGGCAGTTGGAAAATGTACAAAGAATGGAAATATCCAATTTTGCAAAAATTTGAATTTAAATGTAGTTTGTGTGGTAGTACGAAAAAATTAGAAGTTCATCACGACAAAGAAAAAATGTGCGATATTTTTAAAAATTTTTTATTAGAGTCAAAAAAAGAATTAAATTTTGAAGAAAAAGGTAAAATTTGTGATCAAGTTATTCAATATCATATAGACAATAAAATATCAGGAATTGTTTTGTGTAAAGAGTGTCACAAAAAAGCACACAATAAAATATAAAGGATCTAATTATAACAAGGTATAAAATGAAATTTCTTATATTAGAAGACAAATTATCGACCGAAATTGCTAGACTAAAAAAATTATTCATAAAAGCATATAGAACATATTTGTCAAACAAACCAAGAAAACAAAAATTGGACGTTCTCGAAGAAATAATTCTGTCTTGTTTAGATGATAAAACTGATTTAAAGTTATTGATAATAAGACTAAACGAAAATTACTCAAGAGGAAAAAAGAGAGAAAAAGAATAGGTGCCTTGTGAAATTATTCAAAATAGACCACATTAAACTTCCATGGAGATAGGTTTGAACGATGAGAGAAAACCTAGCGACCCCCAGGACCCGGTTGGTGATAATCAGAGGGTCCGAAGCGAAGCGGGGTCTTTTGAGTTTTCCAAAGGAAAACGGAAG